CAACTAAGAAACAACTAGAAGAACAGTATGGTCAAGTTAATATTGATCTAACTGATGGTAGTTATACTGTTATTGAGAAAGAAGAATCTGCAAGTACTTTGGAAAAAGTATAATGAGCTCTATTGTAAGAAAGATCAGTATAGGCTCTGATTATAAAAACGATGCCATGCATTATGCGGTCGGGCAAAACGTTTATGGCGGGCACACTATTACAGCTATACTACATGATCAAGAATCAAACTCTTACAGTATATACATTAAAAAAGAAGATGAGGTAATGCCATGGAAGAAGTTTAATTCTAACATGGCAATATCTGTTGAATACGATTTAGAGTATTAATGAAGAGCTTGTACGACTTCATCATCAAGCCTCTTGGTGATAGATATGAAAACGAGATAAAGATTGGTGATAAAACTTTAGTCTTAAATACTAAGATAGAAAGTTTCAAATCTGTTAATAACTTAGCGGTTGTAGTTGAAACACCAAAGGCATTTAAGACAAGCATACAAAAAGGAGATATAGTATTAATACATCATAATGTTTTTAGAGTATTCTACGACATGAAAGGTGTAAAGAAAAATAGTAGATCATATTTTAAAGATGATCTATATTTCTGCGCTATAGACCAGATATACTTGTATAAGAACAAAGAGGATTGGAAATCATTTGGAGACAGGTGTTTTGTAATGCCTCTAAAAAACGAAGACATTCTAACGAACGATAAAGAGCAAAAGCTTATTGGTATACTAAAGTACGGTAATAAGTCCTTAGAAGCGCTTGAAATCAACCCAGGAGATGTTGTAGGATTTACTCCTAACAGTGAATGGGATTTTATCGTAGACGAGCAAAGAGTTTTTTGTATGAAATCTAATGATATTGTAATCAAATATGAACACCAAGGAAACCAAGTTGAGTATAATCCAAGCTGGGCACATCGCGATAGCGGAACTAGTTAAGGTAGCTAAAGAGCTTATTGTAGATTCAGATGATGACTTAACGGCAGATAAACTTAAAAATGCTGCTGCTACTAAAAAATTAGCAATATTTGATGCTTTTGAAATACTTAAGCGTATTGATGAAGAGGATAGTATTCTTAACGAGAAACCTAAAGAAGTTAAAGAAGAAAAAGCTTTTAAAGGATTCGCTGAAGGAAGATCTAAGTAATGTACGAGCAGTCATTATATAAAATACTACCCAACTACGTTAAAACCAAGATCTTAAATAGAAATAATAAATTTAAGAAATGGAACTACGGTTACGATGAAGACCACGATATGGTTATTATCAGTAAGACTGGTGAAATTGGGGAGATTTACGAAATACAAAACTTAGTTATAGCCTTACCAAAAGCTGTTGATGTAGTTAAGAAAGAAGGTGACAAGTGGAAAGCCGCTGACTATCCTAAAGAATTAAAAAACATTAAAACTGTTTTTGACTGGAAGAATTACTCTGAAGATTTTAAAGAAGAATGGTATGACTATATTGAAGAAGAGTTTCAAAGGCGTGAAAAAGGGTTGTGGTTTTTTAATAAAGACAAGCCTACTTATATTACTGGCACTCATTACATGTACCTGCAGTGGTCCAAAATTGATGTTGGGCAGCCAGATTTTCGAGAGTCCAATAGACTATTCTATATATTCTGGGAAGCTTGCAAGGCAGACAGGAGATGTTATGGCATGTCATATCTCAAGAACAGACGTTCTGGATTTTCATTCATGGCATCAGGAGAGGCTGTTAACATGGCAACCATATCAAGCGATTCACGCTTCGGGATTTTGTCCAAATCTGGAGCCGATGCAAAGAAAATGTTCACAGATAAAGTTGTACCCATATCGGTCAACTACCCATTTTTCTTTAAACCGATTCAAGACGGTATGGATAGGCCAAAGACAGAACTCGCCTATCGTGTACCCGCCTCAAAACTCACCCGTAAAGGACTCGATTCAAAAACACAGCTTGAGACGCTTACAGGTCTTGATACCACAATCGACTGGAAAAACACAGGTGATAATGCCTACGATGGAGAGAAGCTCAAGCTACTCGTCCACGATGAGAGCGGTAAGTGGGAGAGGCCAAACAACATCCTCAATAACTGGAGGGTTACGAAAACAACGTTAAGATTAGGTTCTAGAATTATTGGAAAGTGTATGATGGGATCAACGTCAAATGCTTTAGATAAAGGAGGGGAGAACTTTAAGAAATTATATCATGCATCAGACACTACAAAGAGAAACCGCAACGGGCAGACTAGTTCAGGACTCTATTCTTTGTTCATACCTATGGAATGGAACTACGAAGGATACATCGATTCTTATGGCTTTCCTGTATTCGATACACCCAAGGAAGAAGTTCTAGATGTTTTTGGAGACAAGATAACATTAGGTGTTATAGAGTTTTGGAAGAACGAGGTAGAAGGATTAAAAGATGATCAAGATGGGTTAAATGAATTTTATAGACAATTCCCAAGAACTGAAGAACATGCATTCAGAGACGAAGCGAAAGAGTCTTTATTTAACCTAACGAAAATATACGAACAAATAGATTACAATGCAGACCTTAAGAATACGTCGGTAGTTACTACTGGTACTTTTCAATGGGAGAATGCTAAGTTGGATTCAAAAGTTATATTCATACCTAATAAAGACGGTAGGTTTAAAATATCTTGGGTTCCACCTGTTAATCTTCAAAACCGTGTGATAGTAAAGAATGGGGTTAAATACCCTGGTAACGAACACTGCGGAGCATTTGGCTGTGATAGTTATGATATATCAGGTACGGTTGATAAGAGAGGTTCTAACGGAGCTTTAGCTGGTTTGACTAAGTTTAGCATGGAAGATGTTCCACCTAATCAGTTTTTTTTAGAATATATAGCTAGACCTCAAACGGCTGAGATATTCTTTGAAGACGTATTGATGGCTTGCGTGTTTTACGGCATGCCAATACTATGCGAGAATAACAAACCTAGATTACTTTATCATTTCAAAAGAAGAGGTTATAGAGGGTTTTCAATGAATAGACCTGACAAGGTTTGGAATAAATTATCAGTAACAGAAAAAGAAATAGGTGGAATACCTAACTCTAGTGAAGACATAAAACAAGCTCATGCTTCAGCGATAGAAACATATATAAATTCTCACGTTGGTAAAACAGAAGAAGGTTATGGTAATATGTACTTTCAAAGAACATTAGAGGATTGGGCTAGGTTTAATATAAACAATAGAACTAGTCATGATGCTTCTATAAGCTCTGGATTAGCATTGATGGCTTGTAATAAGAATAGGTATACACCTGTTTTTACTCAAGCTAAAAAAGTTTCTCCACTAGGTTTTAAAAAATACGACAACAACGGAGAGTTCTCAAAAATAATAAGATAAATGATTTATACAAATTCAAATAGCACTTTTCCAAGCCAGGTAGTTTCTGATGAAGAGAAACAAAGCTACGATTACGGTAAAGCCGTAGGAAGAGCGATAGAGAACGAATGGTTTAGAGGAGATACAGGATTAGCTTCTGGAGGTCGTTTTGCTAACAATTGGCAGTACTTCCATAACTTAAGACTATATGCTAGAGGAGAACAATCAGTTAGAAAATATAAAGACGAATTATCTATAAACGGTGATTTGTCTTATCTTAATTTGGATTGGAAGCCTATTGCTGTTTTATCTAAATTTGTTGATATAGTTGTAAACGGTATGACAGATAAAGGGTACAAGATAAGATCACGTGCTTCAGACCCGTTTGCTGTAAAACAAAGAACAGACCACGCTACGGCTATAGCAGAAGATGCTTTTGCCGCTGAACTCATGGCTGAAACTATGCAGAAGACTGGTATAGATTTAAAGAGAACTAGCATACCCGTAGAAGAACTACCAAGAGATAAAGAAGAGCTAGATCTTCACATGCAGTTAAAATATAAACAAGCTATAGAGATAGCTGAAGAAGAGTTAATTGAAAATGTTTTCAGTTTCAACAAGTATGAGCAGACTAAAAGAAGATTAGCTTATGACTTAACAGTTCTAGGTATTGCTTGTAGTAAAACTAGCTTTAATTTAGCTAATGGAATTACTGTAGAGTATGTAGACCCAGTAGATGTAATATACTCTTACACTGAAGATCCTAATTTTGAGGACATATACTATGTAGGAGAAGTTAAAAGCATAAGTTTACAAGAACTAAAAAAAGAATTTCCTGATTTAACTGATGAAGAGTTAGAAAAGATACAAAAATATCCTGGAGATTCAAGCTATACTAGAACTCCTAGAGGGCAGAATAGTGATCAAAATAGCGTTCAAGTTCTTTACTTTGAGTACAAAACATACTCAGATCAAGTGTGGAAAATAAAGCAAACAGAGCAGGGCTTAGAAAAGTCTCTTGAAAAACCAGATACTTATGCTCCACCGAAAAACGATAAATTTGATACAGTAAGTAGATCTATAGAAGTTTTATACAGCGGGGCTAAGATACTGGGGCACGATCAAATGCTTAGATGGGAACTAGCCGAGAACATGACAAGACCTTATAGCGATCAAACAAAGGTTTCTATGAATTATAGCTTATCAGCTCCTAGAATGTATCAAGGTAGAATTGAGTCTATAGTTAGTAAGACTATAAGCTTTGCTGATATGATTCAGGTGACACATCTTAAAATACAACAAGTGCTACAAAAGCTAGTTCCCGATGGTGTCTTTGTAGATGTAGATGGTTTGGCTGAAGTTGATTTAGGCAACGGTACAAACTACAATGCTCAAGAAGCTTTAAATATGTACTTCCAAACTGGTAGTATTGTTGGTAGATCCTTAACTCAAGACGGTGATCCTAATAGAGGTAAAATACCTATTCAAGAATTACAAAGTTCTTCTGGTATTGGAAAGATACAAGCTTTAATACAAACTTACCAGTACTATCTTCAAATGATTAGAGATGTAACTGGATTAAACGAAGCTAGAGACGGAAGTCAACCAGCTAAGGATTCTTTAGTTGGATTACAGAAGCTAGCAGCTACGGCATCTAACACAGCTACTAAGCATATACTGCAATCGTTGATGTATTTAACTATAAAAAATGCTGAGAATATTAGTTTAAGAGCGGCTGATATGATAGCTTTTCCTTTAACTAGAAACGCCTTAATGAACTCTATAAGTTCTTTCAATGTAGATACTTTAAAGCAAGTTGAAAATTTAAACATGCATGAGTTTGGTATATTCTTAGATTTAGAACCAGACGAAGAAGATAAACAATCATTAGAAAAAAACATTCAAATAGCTTTACAAACAGGTAGTATAGACTTAGAGGACGTAATAGATATAAGAGATATATCTAATATGAAACTAGCTAATCAAATGCTTAAAGTTAAGCGTAAAAGAAAGGCAGAAGCAGCTCAAGAACAAAACCTTCAAAACATTCAAGCTCAATCTCAAGCTAGTGCTCAAGCGGCTGAACAAGCGGCTATGTCTGAAGTTCAAAAGCAACAAGCTTTAACAGAGACTAATTTACAATTCGAACAAGGCAAGTCGCAATTTAAGATTCAATACCTACAGCAAGAAGCAGAGATTAAGAAGCAGTTGATGGCTGAAGAGTTTAACTACAATATGCAACTAGCCCAGATAAGAGCTAACGCAGAAGGAGCTAAAGAAAAAGAAATAGAAGACAGGAAGGACGAAAGAACTAAAATACAAGCAACTCAGCAATCTGAGATGATATCACAAAGACAGAATGATTCATTGCCAACAAATTTTGAATCAGCCGGAAATGACACACTTGGTGGTTTCGGACTAGATGACTTCTAGTACTGTCAACAATTAACTATTTAATTATATTATATTATGGAGGAAGTAACTAAACAAGAAGGTGACTTTTCTTTAAAAGGAAAAAGTACCAAGCCTAAGCAACTAAACAAGGAAGCTTCGGCTATAACAAAGGTGAGTATCAAAGCCCCTGAGTTAGAAACTAAAGAGGATATTACTAAGGTAGTAATTCCAAACGACACTTTAAAACCTGAAGAAAATGCCATTCAAGAGCAAGAAACAAAGGAACCTGTGTTACAAACTGAACAGCCCAAAGTGGAACTGCAAGAAGTGGGACAAGGAGACGACAAACCCACTGAAGATGTTGTTGCCGAGTTTACGCCACTTCAAGAAGTAACTGAAGAAGAAGTAAAGCAAGTAACTAGAGAGGCTCAAGAAGCAGTAAGAGACGAGAAAGTACTGGGTAGAAAGCTACCAGAAAACGTAGAGAAACTAGTTAACTTCATGGAAGATACTGGTGGTACTGTTGAAGATTACGTTAGATTAAATGCTGACTATTCTAACGTTGATGAAACTCAATTACTAAGAGAGTATTACAGAAAAACAAAACCTTATCTAGATAATCAAGACATGGATATAATCCTAGAAGATTATGAATATGATGAAGATTTAGACGAGGAAAGAGATATACGCAAGAAAAAAATTGCGTTTAAAGAAGAAGTTAATAAAGCTAGAAACTTTCTAGAGGAAACTAAGAGTAAATATTACGATGAGATCAAGTTGAGACCAGGCGTAACTCAAGACCAACAGAAAGCATCTGACTTTTTTAGCCGATATAACGAAGAGCAGAAAGTAAACATTGCTAAACAGGAGAGTTTTAAAAACACTACTAACAATCTTTTTAATAACGATTTCAAAGGTTTTGATTTCAACGTTGGAGAAAAGAAGTTTAGGTATGGTGTTAAAAACCCTTCAGCGGTGGCCGAGCAACAATCAGATATCACTAATTTTATTGGGAAGTTCCTAGGTAAAAACGGTGAAATAGCTGATGCAGAAGGTTACCACAAAGCTTTGTATGCTGCTAGAAACGCTGACACAATAGCTCAACATTTTTACGAACAGGGTAAAGCCGATTCAGTCAAAGAGGTTATAGCTAAATCTAAAAACATTACAACACAGCCAAGAAAAACATCTGTTGGTTCTGAATTTGTAAATGGATGGAAAGTTAAAGCGGTTAATAGCGGTTCTGATACTTCAAAACTAAGTATTAAAAAAACTAAATTTAACTAAAAAACAATTATTATGAGTTTAACTCCACAATTCGGTTCAATCCAACCGAGTCAAGTACAACAACCTTTACAGAGTAACTACCTCCAGTTTAACGGAGCTGGTGCTGGAGCGAATAACTTCGCACAACAGTATTTACCTGAAATTTATGAACAAGAAGTAGAGCGTTATGGAAACAGAACGTTATCTGGATTCTTAAAAATGGTTGGCGCTGAAATGCCAATGACTTCTGATCAAGTAATTTGGTCTGAGCAAAACAGATTACACATCTCTTATAATGGAGTTGGTGTAGCTGCAAACGTTGGAGCTGCGGGTCCAACAAACATTATTACTGTTGGAGCTGCTGATACAAATGTTGTATCTGTAAACGACACTGTAGTTCTTTTAAACCCTGCTACAGGAGCTGAGGCTAAAGCTATTGTAACTGCTTCTGCGCCTGGTGTTGGAGGTACTTTCACCGTACAGTCTTACGATAACACTGGTCTTGGTGGAAACTTAGTTGGTGTTGGAGGAGCAGTTGTTGGAACAGGTATCAAAGTATTTGTATACGGTTCTGACTATTCTAAAGGATCTAATGTTGCAACTGGTGCGCGTGTATCAGTACAACCTTCTTTCACGCAGTACTCTAACTCTCCTATCATCTTAAGAAATCAGTATACAATCTCTGGTTCTGATATGTCACAAATTGGATGGGTTGAAGTAGCAACTGAAGACGGAACATCTGGATACTTATGGTATTTAAAAGCTGAGTCTGAGACAAGATTACGTTTCGAAGATTACTTAGAAATGAGTATGGTAGAAGCTGAGTACAACCAAGTAGTTGCAACTACTGCAACAAACCCTGGATCACAAGGATTATTTGCTGCTATTCAATCTCGTGGAAACGTAGAAGTAGGATTTACTGCTGCTGCTGGTTTAGATGAGTTTGATGCTATCTTGAAGAACTTAGATACACAAGGAGCAATTGAAGAGAACATGTTATTCTTACAAAGACAAACGTCTTTAGATTTTGACGATATGTTAGCTTCTATTTCTGGTGGATTCGCTGGAGGTACTGCTTTTGGTTTATTTGAAAACTCAGAAGAAATGGCTTTGAACCTAGGATTCTCAGGATTCAGACGTGGTTCTTATGACTTTTACAAGACTGACTGGAAATACTTAAACGATGCTTCTACGCGTGGAGGTTTAACTGGTATCTCTTCTATCGAAGGAGTATTAGTACCTGCTGGAACATCTACAGTGTATGACCAAATTTTAGGAACTAACATTAGAAGACCTTTCTTACACGTAAGATATAGAGCGTCTGCATCTGATGATAGACGTATGAAATCTTGGTTAACTGGTTCTGCTGGAGGAGCAACAACATCTACTTTAGATGCAATGGAAGTAAACTTCCTATCTGAAAGATGTTTAGTAACTCAAGCTGCTAACAACTTTGTATTATTCAAAGGAATCTAAAGATTCAAAATTAATGTAATTCTTACCCTCGTTTTAACTACGGGGGTAACTATTACTCTTATGTGACATTAGCTAGTATATATTATAGTAACAGGCTATTGTCATTAAATTAACATTTATATTATATCATATTATGGCTACAAAAGCACAAGCTAAAAAAGTTGAGGTAGCACCTCAAGCTCAAGCACAACCTACTAAGGCTGCAAAACCAAGTGAACCAACTTGGGAAATTAAAGATAGAATTTATTATTTAAGAGGCAATAAAAGCCCTCTTACTCTAACAATACCATGTCGTCATACTAGAAAGCATCCGCTTTTATATTTTGATAACATTACAGGTATACAAAGAGAAATAAGATACGCTACTAATCAATCATCTCCGTTAGTAGACGAGCAAAAAGGAGAATGTACACTAGGTCACATACAGTTCGCTAATGGTGATTTAAAAGTACCAAAACAAATGCAAAACCTGCAGAAACTACTTTCATTGTTTCACCCTTTAAAAGGTAAGATATATGAAGAGTTTAGTGCAGTGGCTGAAGCTGAATACGACTTAGGAGACTTAGATCTTCAAATCGATGCTTTAATTGCAGCAAGAGAAATGGAAGTAGATCAAGCTGAAGCTATCATGAGAGTAGAATTAGGCTCTTCAGTTAGTAGCATGAGTTCTAAGGAACTTAAAAGAGATTTACTATTATTTGCTAAGAACAATCCAGCTTTGTTTTTAAACTTAGCTAATGATGAAAATGTTCAACTTAGAAACGTAGCTATTAGAGCTTCAGAATCTGGTATCATAGTATTGTCGCAAGACCAAAGAACATTTAGCTGGGGATCAAACGGAAGAAAACTAATGACAGTTCCTTTCGATGAAAATCCTTATTCAGCTATGGCTGCTTACTTTAAAACCGATGAAGGTGTAGAAGTTTTCAGATCAGTAGAGAAAAATTTGAATTAACCTGTAATATTAATATAAGGTTCGTACACTCGGGCCTTATATTTTAACTTTAAAAACAATAAAAAAATGGCTATAGATATAGACAAAGTGTACAAGACTGTCCTGGTTATTCTAGAACAAGAAAAAAGAGGTGTCTTAACGCCGACAGAATTTGGAAAGATTGCTACGCAGTCTCAACAAGAAGTATTTACATCTTATTTTGATGAGTTAAATCAGTTGCTGAGAATGCCTCAGACTTCATTAGCTTACGCTGATAGAATGGCATTATTAGATGAAAAAATATCTTTATTTAAAAAGACCGAGCAGTTATCTATAGCAACTTCAGCAGTAACCCCAACGGCTTCTGTTCAAGAGCTTGGTTCTGTTATTTATTTTAACCAACTTACTCCATCGCAACCGGTATCTCCAACCGTTATTGGTAGAGAGGTTCAAAGAATACAACAGCAAGATATATATACAACTAATCAATCTCCGTTGACAGCGCCGACTGCGTTCTATCCTGTATATACTTATGAAAATAAAGTTATTAGTTTGTATCCTTCGTCTCTTACTGGGACTGTACAGTTAAACTATTTAAAATTCCCTTCAGATCCTAAGTGGGGATTTACTATAGACCCAGAACTTGGAAACTATATATACAATACTTTTGATTCTACAGACTTTGAACTACATGAATCAGATCAACCTTTACTTATTGATAAGATATTAGGCTATGCAGGTGTTATGGCTAAAGATCAATTCGCTATGTCTTTAAGCTCTCAGAAAGAACAACAAATAAACGCGGACTCTCAAAAATAAAAACATGACAGACACAATTGCTTTAACAAACGCTTTTATATCTCTTAATGATATAATAAATAACTTTATAATCTCTTACACTGGACCTGGTAAATTAATCCCTGATTCAAATAGGACTGAAGTAGTTTTTCACGCTAGACGATGCCTACAAGAATTTGCATATGAAACCTTAAAAAGTCAGTTTTTAGTACAACTAGATAATTTACCAGCTACTTTTGCTCTACCTGAAGATTTTGTAAGTACTGTATCTGTGGTTGTAAATGGGGTTACGTTCACTCAGATTGAATACAATAGCAGTAGTGGTCAACAAGTGAATAAATTCGCAATAAACTATGTTACTAAAGTTATGTACTTTAGTGCAGCTAATCAAGGTCAAGCAAATTTTGATTTAAAGTATTTATCAAACGCTTTAACCACTGACGAGAGTGCAGCTATTCCAAAACTAGCAGAAGAGGCTTTATATGCTTGTATAGTTTATGCAATACTAGCAAATAGAGAGAATACAAACCCAGGGGTTTTACAAAGATTACTAATTGAAAAAATAGATAAACTAGAAAGATCTAAATCTAGATTGATTTTTACTAATTTTTCTTCTTAAAAAAAGAAATAAATGGCAATAAACGTAGACACAGTATATAAGACTGTTTTGTTGATACTTAACAAGGAACAGCGTGGCTACATGACGCCACCTGAATTCAATAGAATAGGTACACAGGTTCAGCTAGATATATTTGAGCAATACTTTGAAGATTTAAACCAACAACTACGTGTACCACAATCTGATGTAGATTACGCTGACAGGCAGATGGCTTTAGACGAAAAGATATCTCCTTTTAAAACAACAGGAGCAGCGACTCTTAATAGTACTGATCTTGGTAATCCCTATTGGGACTTACCTGTAGTTGACTTATACAGTAGAGCAGTTGCTTATAACCAGCTAGCTCCAGTAACTGGTAACCAGATTGCTTTCTATAAATTAGGAACGGTAACGTATAAGCCTATATTACAAACACCAGTGGTTTTGCCAACAGAGCTACAAAGGCTAGGTAGAGCAGAATTTTATAACTTACAAAAGTCAGACTTGACAGTTGCTTCTATTTACAACCCAGTATACTTGTACGAAAATAACAAACTTTTTGTAAGCCCAGCTCTAGCTGATGGCACTGTGACTGTAGATTTCTTAAGAAAGCCTTTAGATATTCAATGGGCTTTCGCCACTGGTATTGGTCAAAGCTATGTATTTAATAGTCAACCTGGACAAGGTTCAGTAAACTTCGAGCTTTCTTCGACGGAGCAAACAAATGTTATATTAAAGATATTACTTTATGCTGGTATAGTTATAAGAGATCCTCAGATAGTACAAGTAGCATCTCAACAAATACAACAAGAAGAAATAAATAAAAAAAGCTAATAAATGGGACTTATAACAGAAACTAATGAACAGTACTATGCAGGTTCTCAGAAATTTTTAGTACCTAATGACGGTCCTGATCAGAAGTTTACAACTACTTTTGACACGGATTTGGTTTTTGGAGGTGGTACCGCCTGGAGCCCTACAGATACAAATTACGCTTTAAATAACTTTAAAATATATTCTGCACTTCCAGGAGTATTCACATATACTGAGTATATATTACCTTACTTTGTAAGTGGAAATACAATAACTATAACTGAAGACTTTAATCAGTATGTTAGTATTGTTGTTCAACTTAAAAAGCTAGACGGTGGTAACTATGGAAACAGAGATGCTGTTGGTGTTGCTGTTGAAGATAACTATAATAGCTATGCTTATATCAAGCTTGACGAATTAATAAATAACTTCATGGTTGCTTACGTTGGAGATGATAAACTTATTCCTACAGCAAAAAGAACAGATATAATTTTCCACGCAAAAAGAGCTATGCAGGAGTTCAGTTATGATACTCTACAAAGCACTAAGTCTCAAGAATTAAACATACCACCTAGTCTTAGCGTTGTTATACCTCAAGACTATGTTAACTATGTAAAAGCTTCTTGGGTGGATTCTATGGGTGTTAAAAGACCTATATACCCAGCAAACAACTTAACTATAAATCCTGGAACGATGCCTTTACAAGACAGCTCTGGAGTACCTACTCAGGATAATTTTGGTGAAAACCTAGAAGGAACATCGATAACAGAAGCTAGATGGGCTGCGGCAGATGACAATTTAATAGATGGTAATCTAACTCCACGGTTATTTAACGATCAATTTGACTCTCCTTTATGGGAACAAAGAGCTATGGGGTACGGTCAGCGTTACGGAATGGATCCACAATACTCTCAATCAAATGGTTGGTTTACTATAAACCACAGAGAAGGTAAGATGTCTTTTTCAAGCAATCTAGCTGGTGAGTTAATTATATTAGAGTACATATCAGATGGATTAGCTTATGACTTAGACACTAATGTTCCTAAAATGGCTGAAGATGCTGTATATGCTTATATTAGTCATGCAGTTATTGCTTCAAGAATAAACCAACCTGAGTACGTAGTCAATAGACTAAGACAAGAAAAAAGCGCTAAGCTTAGAAATGCTAAAATAAGATTATCTAATGTTAAGCTTGATCAGATAGTTCAAGTAATGAGAGGTAAATCTAAATGGATAAAATCATAAATTAAATGGCTGAAGTTAAAAACGCATTCATTAAATCCAAGATGAATAAAGATCTTGATGATCGATTAATACCTAGTGGGGAATACCGAGATGCTTTAAATGTTCAAGTGAGTAAATCGGAGGCTTCAGACGTTGGGGCTTTAGAAAACGTACTAGGAAATTCATTTAATGTAAAAACAGATTTTGGAACTATAGTTTCAGCTGGCGGTGAGGTTGTAGGAGCCAACCTCGACGGTGGTCAAGGTTATTCTATAGCTAGTAACGTAACCACTACGGTTTCTCCTTCAGGAGGGTCCGGCGTTTTAGTAAATATTGAAGCTGAAAATGGAGGGCAAATAACTACTTACAGTTTAGCTTCTGTTGGTTATGGGTATTCAGTTGGAGATGTGATAACTATTAATGGAGGGGCTGGAAATGCTACTTTAACCGTTACATCTATAAGTAGTTTAAAATGTATTGGTTTTTTTGTTGACGACTTTAAAAACAATGTATACTCTTTCTTTACAAACTACACAGACACTTCTAGCTCTAACGATATAGTTTATAGTCCTAACGCTAAAAACTTTATATTTGTACATAACTTAGGTACTCTAGACACTAGAGTGCTTGTTAGAGGAGCTTTCTTAAACTTCTCAACAACTAGCCCGATAATAGGTGTAAACCTCTTAGAGGAGCTATTATTCTTCACCGACAATAGAAACCAACCCAGAAAAATAAATGTAAGCCTTGCTAATCCAGTAGCTAACAGTATAGCTCCAACTTACTATGTAAGTGAAGATCAAATATCAGTAGCTAAATACAATCCATACGAGTGTATTAGAGTGATTAAAGCCAGTGCTCAAGCAGGTGCCTTAGTAAGGTCTACGTATTTAACAACAGCTTCTAGTACAAAAGTACTTGTGGTGTTTGACTCTACCGATATAAGTGTGGGTAATGGTGTTACTGGAACAGGTGTTAAGACAGGTACTGTAGTAGAAAGTATAGACGGTAACAATATAACCGTTAACAAAGTTCAAGATTTAAGCATCAACGATACTGTTGAGTTTGTTGGATTAGAAACTTCAATGTATGACGCATCTACCTCTACATTACCAAATGGTGGTTCGGCTCTTACATCTCAAAGCATTGTAAACCTCTCTACTTTTAATATAGACAATGTCGCTGGCGTTATTACAGCAGGGGATACGGTATCTGGAGCAGGTGTTGCGGCAGGTACAACAGTTGTAAACTACACAGCTTCAACTTCTACTCTTGAAGTAAGTGTTGGTCAAAATCTTAGAGACAACGTTGTGTTAACTTTCGGAACTTTAAACCCATACTATGACTCTACCTTTGGTGGTGATCCTGACTTCTTAGAAGATAAGTTCGTTAGATTTAGCTATAGATTTAAGTTTGATGATGGTGAATATTCTATATTTGCGCCTTTTACACAGCCGTGTTTCATTCCAAAGCAAGATGGTTACTTTATAAACGACGACGAAAAACAAACTTTTTCCAGCACAGTAGTGCAGTTTATGGAAAACAAAGTTACAAGGATAAACCTTCAAGTACCTTTACCTTCTAGCGGCTCTGATTTACAATCTAATACATCTCCTTTTAAAATAACCGCTATTGATATATTATACAAGGAGTCTGATGGCTTAGCTGTTCAAGTGGTAGAAACAATACCAATCAACCTTGCTTTTAGTGCTGCTACTGGTGACAATAATATATACGAATATGTTTATGAGTCTACTAAGCCTTTTAAGACACTTCCTTCTAAAGAGTTAATAAGAGTTTATGATAAGATTCCAGTTAGAGCTTTTTCTCAAGAAGTTATAAGCAATAGAGTTGTTTATGGAAACTTCCAAGATAAACATACTCCACCTGACTTTATAAACTACCAAGTATCTGTATCTGAAAAATACGCTAAGGATGATCCTTTCAGTAGTAAAGTAGTCGTAGAATACCCAAGCTCAACAGTTAAACAAAATAGAAACTACCAAGTAGGTATAGTGTTATCTGATAAATTTGGAAGACAATCATCTACTATACTTTCTAACAATGATAGTCCTTTGTCAAGTATGGGCTTTGGCTCTTCAACTGTGTTTTCTTCTTATCAAACAGAAGCAAACACTCCTCCTGCTGTATGGGCTGGTGATTCTTTAAAAGTGTTATTTAATGATACTATAATTAGTAATAGAAACTTGCTTACTGGGGTTCCTGGTTTGTATAATAACGACATAACTAGTCCTTTGTATAATCCTTTAGGTTGGTATTCCTATAAAATAGTAGTTCAACAAAAAGAACAAGATTACTACAATGTGTACAATGCAGGAGCTATGAAAGGTTCTCCTACAGATGTTACTAAAAATTTAAACACTTCATATATTTCATTAGTAAATGATAATATAAATAAAGTTCCTAGAGATTTGTCTGAAGTAGGTCCACTACAAAAGCAATTTAGATCATCGGTTAGGTTAATAGGTAGGGTAGAAAATACAGAGTACGAAACAGTAGCTGTAGGTAATCAACAATTTTACCCTGGAAGAACAACAAATACAACCTCTTCCATTGAAGACTTACGTAGTATTTTCGATGTAGATGAGCTAATTAACAGCCATACCACCCCTATCTCTGTAACAGATCCTAAAAGTGCATACTTTCCTTTCTATAAGAAAGAGTCAGATCCATTAATAGCTCAAATAACTACAACTCGAGAGTTTGGACTAGTGAATACACCTATTGGCAGTGGTACTAGCGCCACATATGCTGCTATAAAAAACTTAACTATATTCGAAACTGAACCTGATCTTTCAAGATTAGATTTCTATTTTGAAACATCGACAAGTGGATTAATATCAGAATTAAACTTAGCTGTAGCTGAAGATATTGGAGGGGCTTTTGGTTTTAATGGTTTTATATTTGCCCAAAACGAAGGCATGTCTTTAGGAACAACCGTTGCTGGCAGCTTCTATCCTTTAGATGTAGCTGGCGTAGGTATAACTAATTCAACGCTTACTCTTGAAAGTGTTGAAGACACGACCGGCAACGACAGAACTGGCGAGTGGATTTTAGTAAGTCTTGGTGATCCAGGGAGCGGATTTGAATCTTATGATCTTAACACAGCTGCTTATCAATACTTTGGTCCTAACGCTAATGCTAACGAATCTTATATATTTAATTTTAAAATAATTGATACCACTGACCCAACAACACCAAGCGCTCCAAGGTATCTATCAACAACAGGTAGCCTTGCTAATATAGCTCCATCTATTCCATTGGGTAATCAAAACATATCCAAGGCAATTGGAACAACAGGTACTATAGTTACTTTAGAAGGTTTAAATGGAGCTAACGTTTTAGGAGGGCAAGAGCGGTTGAACCTTGTTTGGTCAATCGTTAGCGGCAATGTTACTAATGCAACTTATCCTAATGGTATTTTTACTTTAAATTCTAATTCTGGTGTATTAGCAACTCAATATAACGGTGCTTCTGGTCTTTATACTTTAGTTGTTAAACTTACGGATGCCGGAGGTAATACTGTTCAAGCTACCATAACTATTACTTTTGGAAATGGGCCAGTGCCTACTCAGTTTATAATACCTACTACAAATCCTGCGGGGTCGGGTGGTAGCAATGGTGCCATGATAACTTATTACTTCACGGACCCTGACTACAGTTATTGGAATGGATTTTATGGGCTAAATGCCAATCCCCATGTTTTAGATGCGGGATATCGGCAGAGTGACGATTCTGGCACAACGCCCACCGATCCAGCCTTTCCTAGCGGAGTTAATCCTACAACAGGTTATGTTTGCCCGGATCCACCTAAAGCTCTAGCCGATAATTTTAAATGGACTAGAGAACGTGTAGGAGATTGGATTAAAGGAAGTGATAATGCTATTTTTTATGTAAAGATTGAATCAAGCTCATATACTACTACACCATGGCAGGGTTATCCCTACCCACTGCCATCAGAAACATCACGTACATCTGCCTCTGTTGAATGGAGAAGCATATCGGCTAATGTAACCGCTTGGCGACCAGCAAAAGACATAAATGGTCAAATAGCAAGTTTTGGTCAAACAATACTAGATGCGAATGGAACTCAAGGACCTGCTAGGTTTGTGCCATCTGCCACATTTGGTCTTCCACCTCAATATGGGGGAAGCTACCAAATGGAAAGCTCGCAAATACCCGGGTATACCGCACCAAATTATCAATATCAAGTAACGGCGGGCTACATTTACTCGACTTATGGTTCTAGAATATTTGCTTTTAACGGAAGCCAAGACGGGAAGACTGATGGTGAATATAGAATAACACTTGGTAATATGTGGGATGATACAGGCACTGGCTGGGATCCAACCCCTAATCCTTTATACCCTCCAAGTTATTGCACACCCAACAACAATCAAAGCAACGGCACAACACAAACAATACAAATGGGTGATGCTAGCTATGGAGGACCTAGTGGATCAGGGGGTTATACTTATAAGGTGTCACTAAACAATGTTGACGCCATTTGCGCCAGTACCTATACCGAAGGTACTTTTTATGCTAGAGAATTTATAGCTAAATATGTAACTCAACTCTACACTGACATAGCAATGACAACTAAAGCTACTTTTGCTTCACAGGTTGTTCGTAAGTTTAGAATAGATGCGGTTAATCAAGAAGGGTACGATAACGGTCAGCATTTAGCTACATTTAATACGGCTGGGCTTAGAACCACATTTTCTATAGGGTGTTTGATTTAATATTAAAACTATAAATAATTTAAAATAAACAATGGGAGCAATAATAGAAGTAAGTTACTTTAACTCTTTTCTTTTGAAAAAGACTGTAGACACTGCACCAGACGCGCCTGTTTGGAACGGTTCTTTTGGTGTACCTTCTGGGGTTTCTGGATCTACCCCAATTACCGGCGTGACACCTTCAGAAGATGGTAGTAGCTGGGCTATAGAAGAAGCTAGAATTAGAGGTGGTTATAACAACACAAATATAGACTACGGAGTTAAAGCTTACTTAGTTGAAGACAATCCTAATGCTTCTTTTAGGATTAATGCCATGATATACTCTGGTATATACAACTCTAGAACAGGTGTAAATAATACAAATGTATTTTCTGTTGGAGAAGACATAACTAAAGCGGTTGACCCTGCTAATGGTTCTATACAGAAGCTATATGCTGAAGACACTAACTTAGTTATATTTCAAGAATCTAAAATAAGCAGAGCTTTAATAGATAAAGACGCTATATACTCTGCGGAAGGTGGGGGTACGGTTACTTCTTCTAATTTAGTTATAGGTGCGATACAGCCTTATGCAGGAGAGTTTGGTATAAGCAAAAACCCAGAAAGCTTTGCAGCTTATGGTTATAGAAAGTACTTCACCGATAAGAATAGAAATTCTGTTTTAAGACTATCTATGGACGGTATAACGGAAATATCTAATAATGGTATGACTGATTACTTTAGAGATCAGTTTGGTATCTTAGATGGCATATACGGTAAAGGTAAAGCAATTGGAGGTTTTGATATATACACTAAGCAATACGTATTGTCTTTGCAGCAAAGTAAACAAACTGTAGCCGCGGACCCACAGCCTAATCCAGATCCTAAATCAGCAACTTTATCTTTTGATGAAGCTGTATTAGGTTTCCCTAGTTTATTCTCCTACCAACCAGATCAAGTGTTTAGTGTTCAGAGTAACTACTACACGTTTAAAGACGGCAAGTTATATAAGCATTATGACTCTACTCAACCTAGAAATAATTTCTATGGAGTGCAGTATGATTCATCTATACAATTTGTATTCAACCCTTCACCTAGTATGTCTAAGGTGTTCAAAACAGTTAACTATGAAGGATCTAACGGGTGGGAAGTACCAACGTTTAATTCTAACAGGTCTTTTGAATTAAGAGATACTATATCACCTGTATTAAGTTATACGCAAGGAGCATATACTGGAGACTTTGGTTATACATATTATGCTGGCTTCGACAGGAAGGAAGGTAAGTATGTAGCTAACTTAGTCAACGCTAGCCCTGCTACTCAAGGAGAAATAGTTTTTGGAAATTCAATGACAGGTGTAAAAGGTTATGTTGCTACTGTGACTATAAAGTCAGATACAATAAGCAGAACAGAGCCAATGGAATTGTTTGCGGTATCTTCAGACTACGTTGAATCAGCATACTAAATATAATCAAATGGAATTAAGTAAAAGAAGACTACAACATGATGACTACGAAACTATTGTAAAGTGGTGGGAATCTTGGCCAGACTGGGTGCCATTAGCTAGAAATTTATTACCAGAAAACGGTACAGGTGGTATTATGATCGAAAGAGATGGTAATCCTATTGTAGCTGGTTTTCTATATGGTACAAATTCAAAAATAGCGTGGATGGAGTGGATTGTAGGTAATCCAGAAGAAAGAAATAAATCAGAAGCTATAGAACTACTAATATCCTCATTAGAAGAATGGGCGGTAGAAGGTGGTTTTGAAGTTATTCTAAGTATAGGTAGAAGTAAAAGCCTTATAGACAAACATAAAAAACTAGGGTACACCGTGGATCACGATCCATCGTACGAGATAATTAAAAAAATAAAATAATATGGCAGTAGCAGCAGCAATAGGAGCGGCGGTATCAATAGGTGGGGGTTTGATTGGAGCAGCAGGGGCTAGTAAAAATGCAAGAAATGCAAGAAATGCTAAAGCAGCAGCTCAAGCAGAGGTTAATAGTATAAAGGCTTCTAGGCAATCTATAATAAACCCTTATGCCGGTACAAAGGACTTATCTAGTATGGCTAAGGATTTAAGTGGTAACTTAAACAATCCTTTCGCTCAACTAGGTGTTGCTACTCAAGCAGCTGAGATTCAAATGGAACAAAGCGATATTGCTTTAGCAAACACTTTGGATACATTAAGAGCTACAGGTGCAAGTGCAGGTGGAGCTACGGCTTTAGCTCAAGCGGCTTTACAAAGTAAAAAAGGTATTGCATCTTCTATAGAGAGTCAAGAAGCTCAAAATGAGAAACTAAAAGCTCAAGGAGAGCAACAGCTTAACCAACAGAAGATGTCTGAACAACAAAGACTTCAAGGCATTGCTATATCAGAAGGTCAAAGAGTACAGTCGGCTGATGCTGCTGGTAAACAATTTGAATTTCAGGCACAAGAAAATAGAACTAATGCCGATCTTGATATGGCTTCAGGAAAGGTTGCGCAAGCTGCCCAGGCAGAGGCTTCAGCTAATCAAGCTAAAGCTTCGGCTATTGGAGGTATGATGAGTGCAGTAGGTGGAATAGCTTCATCTGTTATAGGGGCACCTAAAATTCCGGGAAAGTAGCTCCAGCTACAACTGGTGAAACTGTAGGGAAAATGGTAATGCCTGATTTCTCAACAATGGGTGATAATGCATTTCAAGGTAGCGGCTTCAATGTGTAAACGCATAAATAAGATTAAAAAATAAAACATGAGTTATAGGAATCCACAAATAATAATAGACAACTCTGGAGACATCTGGGGTAAAGCCATAGCAGGTTTTGGAGCTAACATAGCAAAAGGTATAGATACTTTCGCTGCTGCTCAAGCCAAAGGGCAAGAAGCTGCTAACAAGAGAAGAGAATCTAACCAGCTTGCGTTAAATATAAGCGAGTTAAAAGAAAACGAAAGAATAAACAAATTCGTTGCTACTCTTAAGGACAAGTCAATGAACGAGCAGGTTGGAGAAAGCATTCGCGAAATGGCTACAACTGGTGCTGGAAACACTGTCAAAGTTAATGGTAAAGACTATACCATGGGAGCTATCAAAGCTCAAGCTCTTTTAAATAGTGATCCTAACATAGACAAGGATACAAGAGAAGCTTATATAAAGATTATAAGTGGTTATAACCAACATATGGATTTTATGGGTGGAGTTGCTGCTAACGTAACGGTTAACAATCAGGAGCTAAAACCTGATCAACCAGGTTTCATATCTAAAGATTATGACATCCAAGGAGAAGGAGGTGAAGGTACCGCCAATTTAATAGCAGCAATGTCTGTTAATAATCAACCTTTAAAAGGTGTTGAAAGTGAAAAAGTATATGGCAGAAACCTTAACGAAGAAACTGGAAAATACGATAATACTTTAACTATAAATAGTAGAATAGATAAAGAAAGTGACATATATAAAAGCTGGCTAAATAATGGCTTAACTACTAACGGAAGCGAAGAAAAAGGAAATCTTACTCAGCAATTTGAAGAAGAGCTAGATGAGCAAGGAAATCCAACGGGTTATTTAATTTCTAAATATGAAAGAAACCTTAATGAGCTAGGAGAAGAAGGTCTTGGCTTAATAGTTAAAATACCTCCAGCATCTGATGCAAACTCTGGTTTAACTGGAGCTGGTTTCTTAGATCCTAAAACGCATAAAGAAACTGGCCTTGGTTTTGTAACAGAAAAAATTAAGCGAACCTCATTCGATGATAGTGGAAATACTGTTGAAGCTACTGAAACTCACTTCGATAAAAAATCTTTAACAACAAATAAAGCTTATCAGGATATTCATATGGCTGATGCCGAGAAAATAATTCATTTTCCGCTAGATCAGCAAATGAAATATATGGCTAACAACTTAGGTTGGGGAAATATAGACAAAGCAGCCTGGGCAGAGATGGCAGACGATCCTAAGAAAGAACTCATAACAAAAACTTTAGCTGAGAGAGACATGAGAAACATTATGGGCGTGTCTAAAAACAATCTTCTTCAAAGTAGAAAAGCTACACCAAAAGATGTAGCTCAGTACGAGGCTGATGGAAAAGAGATAGAAATAGGTGATGATATTTATTTTACACAAAATCTAAAAACAATTAAAAAAGCAAGTAGCGGAGACGCTTCTGTAAGTGAGCAAATAAGTTTAGCCAAGTATAACGCGTCTCTTAAAAACGCTAGTAAGGCTGTAAAATCAGCAGCTGATAAAGGTTTTAGTATCTTAAATAATCCAAACAGCGCTTTAAAAAATGTAAATATAGCGGGTTATGGTAAAGTTGAAAGTGCTGAAATAGTTGATGGTAAGTTAAATTTTATTCATGAAACAGGTAAAGGTGCAAGGAGTAATGGTACTTTTACAATGGATAGAACAGCTAGGTCAATAGATCTTAATAGTAAGGAAGAGTTAGATACTTTTGCTAACCAATTGTACAGCGGAGATTCAAACGCCGATAAAAGAGAGGCTTTTATAAAGTCTATTGAGATAAGTAAAGAGTCAAATGATTATTGGTCAAAAGAAGCTAACAAAGCATTAAAGGTTAACCCATTAATAAACAATTAAATGTCTAAAAAATATAAATACAAAGGAGAGGATATCTCTGAGGAGTTTGTGACTGAAGGTTTTGAACAGAGTAGCTTTACTACATTAGATGAATATATTTCAAGTACTGATGATTTACAATTTATTGAAGAAGATGGAGAAGAAAATAAAGAAAATTTTCAAAACGGAGTTACGGGGGAGGATGCGCCTGTGGTTCCAGTAAGTCTAAGCAGAGCATCCATAATTGCAGGTGTTCAACCAGAAGCTACGGAATCTGCATCGGTA